CATAAGGCGTTCCGGGATGAAGAAAAGCAGAGCGATGTCTATTGGCTAGCATGGGAAGTAACACGCAGGTCAGGTGAAACTGTTAAGCCTTTCGGGATGGACTTCATTGAGACACTTAAAAGTGTTGAGGTGCTTGACTCCGACCCTTTAGCTTAAAGCGCGATCAACCATTCACCTACTTAATCGCTCGCTTGAGCATTAGGTTGGGGATCGCGCCACAGCAACTGTTAGAACTAGATAAGACCATGTTTGATGCACTTCTACAAGGTCTCAAGGATGAAGCAAAGGAGGTAGACGATGCCAGCAAGCGTAAAGGGCGGCGTTGAACTCCGCAAAGCTTTACGTAAGTTTGCTCCTGATCTGGGTAAAGAAACTCAGAAGGAAATCGCTGGAGCCTTAAAGCCAATCACTAAAACTGCTAAAGGTTATCTACCGGATGACGGATCAGTCCTAAGCGGATGGCTGCCAAGAGATAACTCTCAGGCTAGGTTCCCTACTTACTCTGCTCGTCAGGTTAAGGCTGGAATCGGTTATAAGACTTCACCATCAAAGCCAAACCGTAGGGGCTTTAGATCGCTGGCTCGTGTCTTTAACAAGACAGCAGCTGGAGCCATCTATGAAACTATGGGTCGCAAAACTCCTAGCAGTCGCTTTGTGCAGAATCAGAATGGCAAGTTTGGCGCACAAATGAAGGGCGATGGCAAGATGGAAGGTCGCGCCCTGTATCGTGCCTATGAAGAAAACCAAGGCAAGGCTAGGGACTCAGTCCTTAATGCTATTAAGACAGCAGCCGATAAACTTAATGCAAGAGCGAAGGTGTAACTTATGTCTAACATAGTCATTGACATTGCAGCGGAGTTCACTGGCAATAAAGCATTTAAGCAAGCCGAAACTTCTACGGATAAATTAACTAAGGGCATTAAAAGTTTGGCTAAGACTCTTGGTTTGGCTTTTGGTGCACAACAGGTCTTGGCTTATGGCAAGGCTTCAATCAAAGCAGCAGCGGAAGATGAAAAAGCCCAGAAGCAATTAGCACTAGCTCTAAAGAATGTCGGGCTCGGTCGCGATGCTGCAACCTCTGAAGGCTTTATCCAAAAACTTGAAAAAGAGTTTGGCATCCTAGATGACAATCTAAGACCAGCCTATCAACAGTTAGCAGTAGCGACACGAGACACAGCAGAGTCACAGAAGCTCTTGCAACTTGCTTTGGATATTTCAGCCTCAACTGGCAAGGACTTAGGCTCAGTTACTTCCGCCCTCTCAAAGGCTTTTTTGGGCAATAACACTGCCCTCTCTAAATTAGGCGTAGGCATCTCTAAGGCTGATCTAAAGGCTAAGTCATTCCAAGAAATTACAGCAGAGTTATCTAAGACCTTTGCCGGATCTGCTACGCAGTCTGCTAATACCTTTCAAGGCTCCATAGATAAGTTAAGCGTTGCATCCAACAATGCTAAAGAAATCATTGGTCAGGGTTTAATCGCAGCCCTGCAAGGTTTAAGTGAAGAAGAAGGCATAAACGATCTAACAGCAGATATTGAAGGCTTTGCCACTGAAGTGTCCAAGGCAATTCAAGCTGTCGGTCTACTGCTCGGTCTACTTAAAAGCGCACCAGAGCTTCTTGCTAAAACTGGTGGACCATTGTTTAAGTTACCTAAAGCATTTACTGGGGCTTTGTTTGATTTAGAAAAGTTATCTAAGTTCACAGCCATTGGAGCTTTAAGTGGTCTCTTTGACTTTGTTCAGGAGCCTGTCAGCGGTGACAGCACAGCAGCAGGACTTGCACACTTAGCCGAGTTAGAGGCTAAGTACGCTAAGTCAGCTCTCGCAGGTGGTAAGAAACTCACAGCAGAAGAATTGAAACAACTTAAAGCCAAGCAATTAAAATTGGCTATTGACAAGGCTAACCTAGCCCTTGGTAAGGGATCTAACGTCTTTGACATGGAGAAGATCCAGTTAGCAGCAGCTGAGAAGAGTGCAGCCGAGCAACTGGGCAAAGTTACTAGCCAAGCACAACTGTTACAGATTACTAACGACCTTGCTCGCCTAGAAGTTAAGCAATCTATTCTGAATTTAGAAGAAGCAATAGCCTCGAAGGATGTTGCAGCCATAACTAATGCAACTAATAAACTGAATGCAGACCTTGGAATTCTTGGTGCTCTTAATGGTCAAAAAGTTAAACTTACTGAAATTGATGACATTCTTAAGGCTATTCTCCCTAAAGATTTAATCAACATGGCTAACCTTGATGCTGCTATTGCTAAATTATTGAGCATTAGCAAAATGGTTGTTTCGCCAACGATTACGCCAACTGGTACAGGTACTAGCACATCTACAAAGACAATTCTTACAGCTGATGATTACAACGCCATGCTTATGCTAGGCAGGACTGTGCCTATAGTGCCAGACTCCAGTGGCGGTATTGGCTATTCAGGCGGCGCAGGTGCTTATGCTTCTAGCGGTTTCCCTGGCTCTGATAAAGGTTATGGCAACAATGGTGGCGGCAACACAATCATTGTGAACACTGGCATTGGTGATCCAAATGCTATCGCTGAGGCTATTGACCAAGTGCTTACAGATGCAGCCCAGCGCGGCACACTGAGAGTCGCTTAAGCATGCCTTGGCTTCCACAATGGCGAGTCACAGTAGGTGATGATGTCTATACGACTGTTACCTCTGTTTCCTATGCAACTGGTCGCTTAGACATAGATCGGCAAGCCACAGCAGGTTACTGCCAAGTCCAGATAGTCAATGCCGATAACTCAGCCTTTACGATTAGCATCACTGAGCCAATTACTTTAGAGCTAAAGAACTCAGCAGGTGTTTATAAGCAAGTATTTAAGGGCACAGTCTCAGACTTTAACATCGGGGTTAGAAGCCCAGACGAGACAGGCTTTGTCACCACTGGCACTATCTTGGGTATTGGTCCATTATCTAAACTAACCAAAGCGGTCTATAACACAGCCATTGCCTCTGCAAGAGATGGAGAGCAGATTGCAGTTATTCTAGATGCAGCCCTAGCTGGTACATGGAATGAAGTAAATCCGACTGTTACATGGGCTACTTACCCAGCGACAGTTACATGGAATCAAGCAGAGAATTCTTTGGGTCAGATCGACCAAGGCGAATTCGACATGATCCAGATTAACGCATCTGCCTCGGCTAAGAGCCAGACCCTAGTGGATCAGATAGCCAATAGCGGATTAGGCATTATCTCAGAAGGACCAGACGGCTTAGTTTATTATGCCGATGCAGACCACCGCGAGAACTATCTCCTTGCTAATGGCTACACAGCCCTTAATGCAGATTATGCAACTCCTAGCAGTATCCAGTCTCAGACCCAGACTGCTCGACTACGCAACAGCCTTATCTATAAATACTCTACAGGTTACGCAACGCTTCTAACCTTGACAGATACTGCTTCAATAGCAAGCTATGGGCTGTTTGAGAAATCAACAGAATCCAACATCCTTAACACTACAGATATGCAACAAATTGCTGTTAGAGAGCTTGATTTACGCAGAGATCCTAGAGGCTCACTAGGTGCAATTCGCTTTCGCTTAGATAACCCTCAACTACCTAGCGCAATTCTGGATGATCTTATTACGGTGTTTTGTAATGAGCCTGTCTCTATTAACAATCTACCGAGCAACCTGCTCGGGGGAACCTTTGAGGGCTTTGTGGAAAACATAGCTGTTAATGCCACCCCTACCTATGTCGATATGACCCTGTATGTCTCAGCGACAGACTTCTCAATACCGCCTATCTAAGAACCCACAATGATACAATTACTGAATTATCCCGACTGGAGAACTAACTAATGGCAACTAGTAATTTTTATGGCTGGAGTGAGCCCGATAACACTAGCCTTGTTAAGAATGGCGCACAGGATATCCGCATTCTGGGAGATGCCATTGACGCTTCAGTCTGGAATATCGGCTTTGGTCAAGCAGGTAAGAATAAGATCATTAACGGAGACTTTGGTATCTGGCAGCGCGGCACTTCTTTTAGCAATCCATCAACGACTGCTTACAATGCAGACAGATGGCTAGTAGAGCATGATGGCTCTGGTGCAACTCGCACTGTTTCACAGCAGACCTTTACTCCTGGTGCTGCTCCGGTAGCAGGGTATGAGAGTCAATACTTTTTACGGTACGCAGTTTCAGGTGGTACTTCCAATACTTATCAGCAGATAGAACAGCGAATTGAAGATGTTCGCACGTTCGCAGGCAACCCTGTTACTTTCTCATTCTGGGCTAAAGGCGATGCAGCTCGTACTATCAACATTCTTATTAACCGTAACTTTGGTTCAGGTGGGTCAGCAGCAGATCAGTCCTCAATCGGCAGCACTCTTAACATAACTACTTCATGGGCGCGTTACTCTGTAAGTGCCACAATGGCTTCAGTCACAGGAAAGACTATCGGAACAGGATCTTATGCTCAATGGATCCTACGCTTTGCTGCTGCAACTGCTCAGACTATTGACATCTGGGGTGTTCAATTAGAATACGGATCAAAGGCAACACCATTTGAAACTGCAAGCGGTTCGATACAAGGCGAATTGGCTATGTGCCAGCGGTACTACTGGAGAGCAACAGCGATTGACAATTATGCTTTTATTCCGGGAAATGGTTTGGCAAAGAGCACTACAGCAGCTGAAATAACAGCACCTAATCCTGTAGCAATGAGAATTGCCCCAATTACAGTGGAGTATTCAAATGTCAATGTTTCAGATGGTGTAACGCTTGCATCTGGTGGAACTATAACGCTTTCAGGAGCAACACCAATTGCAGCGCACTTTGTTGTTACTTATGGCAGTGGATTAACACAATATCGCACTTACTTCATGCAAGGTGCAATAGCCCCTTCTTATATAGCATTTGGAGCGGAGTTATAAAAATGGATAAAGTAACGTTTATTGAAGTCGAAGGCGTAGAACACGCAATCATTGACCGAGGCAATGGGGAGTTTACCTCAATGCTTAAATCTACTTATGATGAGTTAAAGGCTAATGAAGCCGCAGCTAAGTAAGGCAGCGATTCAACTTCGGGAGCAGTTTGATGACTCATTCCCAGATCGTGACCGCACATCGGATGGCTGGATCGGTGATACCCGACACGCTGCTCGCAAGTCTGATCATAATCCAGATGAGCAGGGCTGGGTACGTGCCCTCGATATCGACCGTGACCTACATAAAGGATCGAAACCAGACATCATGGGCGATCTTGCAGATCAGCTTCGACTCCTATCAAAGTCAAAAGCAGACAAGCGTATTACTTACATCATCTTCGATGGACTTATCTGTTCCCAAATCCTTAACTGGAAATGGAGACCGTACACAGGGGCTAACAAACACACTAAGCACATGCATGTCAGCTTTACGAAAAAGGCTGATAATGATGGGGCTTTTTTTCAGATACCTATGTTAGGAGCAAGTAATGAATAGCCTCTCAATGATCATTGCCGGTATTGCAGGAGTAATTGCTATCCCTGTGTTACGCCAAGCGATTAAGTCCTACCGCGCTAAGAAGTCTGTTGCAGACATTGTGGTCGATTCTTTAGAAGCTGCGATAGATCAGGTAGAGAAGAAGTGACACAAACCGACTTCTTTACTCTTTACCTTGCCACACTAGCTACGCTAGGTGGTCTATCGGGCTTTGTCATAACACACCTTTTGTCTGAAATTAAAAGACTTAATGGGCGTGTTGATGAGATTTATAACCTACTCCTAGACCGATAATTTACCCATGGCAAGAAAAGCGACAAAGGCGTTAGAGGAGCAGGGTTACTCTAAGTTAGATGCTTATTGCATTGGGCTTTATGAATACTTTTGCAGCCTCAAGAGGGCAGGCTTTAAGGAAGATATAGCCATGTTCATGATCACTGAGCCTCAGTCGTATCCTGGTTGGATCTTGCCAGATCCAGTTGATCCAGAAAAGTTCGGCGATTATGAAGATGAGGACGATGATTAAGAAACGCTATCTGGTTATCTCGGATCTACAAATCCCCTATCACCACGAGCAAGCCGTTAAAAATCTAATCAAGTTAGTAAAGCGTGAGAAGTTTGACCTTGTGTTAAACACCGGTGACGAGCTAGATATGCAGTCACAAAGCAAGTGGGCACAGGGCACTAAGTTAGAGTGGGAAGGGACATTAGATGCTGACAGAAGCCTTGCTCAGAATATTCTCTATGACCTCGGCACAACAGATGTCACTCGCAGCAATCACACAGACAGGCTTTACCATACGTTATTACGAGCACCTAGCCTCATTGGGTTGCCAGAGCTTGAGTACGCCAAGTTTATGGACTTTGCCGGACTCGGCATCCGATTTCACAAAAAGCCCTTTGAGTTCCACAAAGGCTGGGTCTTAGTCCATGGAGATGAAGGATCTATGAACAACAACGCTGGACTTACTGCCCTTGGTCTAGCGCGTAAGTTTGGCAAGTCTGTAGTCTGTGGACACACCCACAGAGCAGGCATTAGTGCCTTCACAGAGGGCATAGGAGCCTCATACAGGACTTTGTGGGGCTTAGAGGCTGGAAATGTTATGGACAAGAAGAAAGCCTCTTATCTCAAGGCTGGCAGTGCTAATTGGCAGATGTCTGTGGCAGTCATAGAAACGCATGGAGACCGCGTTAGCCCTATGCTTGTGCCTATCAACAAGGACGGATCGTTCACCCTTTACGGGAAGTTATACGCCTAAATCCGTTATCAAATCGTTATGCAAATATGCACGATTATGTCGTGTCGGTGTGTCACACTAATATCGTAAGCAGTCAAGGGCACTGCTACAGATAGGTACAAAAGTGTCAACAAATTATCAAGCAAAGGGTTATAACCTTTACCGGAAAGCAAATAAAAACGTATTTACTCACGCGGTTGTTTTCATGAATTACGGATCATCAGATCACCCAGAAGGTACTTTAGAGGCTTGTTTCAACACTAGTTATGATGCTGCACTTAAAGATACAAAGTTGGTTAATCGTCTATCACATCTCAAGTTTCTTGAAGTTGTAGAAGTCGAGGTGGCAGCATGAGCTTCGAGATACCGATGATCTTAATCTTATTAGCTGCTAACGTGCTTTGGTACGTGGTCGGCTGGTCTCAAGGCTTTAACGAGGGCAAGCGCGAGGGTCTAGCCCTTGCTAAGAAGTATCAGCGAGCAGCAGCCGATGCTCGCTAATGAAATCCTACTCACAGCAACAGACACGATCCGTGACCGTGGGCTCTCATATGGTCACCCTGCGGATAACCTGCAACACACAGCAATGCTCCTCAGTGCATACCTCCAGACACCAATACACGACTATCAGGTGGCAGGGATCATGGTCTTGGTTAAACTTGCAAGGACTAATCAGACAGCCCAGCACATTGACAACTGGATCGACATGGCATCCTATGCCGCACTCGCAGGACAATTAGCAACAGAGGAGAATGAACTATATGTTTAATTTAGCCGATTATGAGCCAGTGGAGGTACGACTTGAAAAGTTTATTAAGGACTATCCAGCGTTTCGGATATCAACAGAGCTGGAGGTTGTCGAGGCTACTCGATACATTGTTAAGGCGTATCTATATAAGGATGCTAGTGATAGCGTTGCATGGGCAACAGGGTACGCTGAGGAGACGGTATCTTCCAGAGGTGTTAATCAGACTTCAGCTCTTGAGAATTGTGAGACTTCGGCAATCGGCAGAGCGCTTGCAAATGCAGGTTATGCTCCTAAAGGAAAGAGACCAAGCCGCGAAGAAATGACCAAGGTTGTTGCTACAAAAGTAGTAAAGCCACCGGTACAGGATCTAGTACCAGATCAACAGGATTATTGGACTACTCCAGTCAATGAATATATGAAGGTAGTAGATGCTCCAGTTACCCTGGAAAAGGCCATGGAGAATGTCGCAGCTATTATTGGCACTGGTGAAGCACAAGAAACACCATCTTGCAAGCATGGACACATGACATGGCGAGAAGGCACCAAGAATAACAAGGCTTGGGGCGGTTACTTCTGTCCTATAGTAAATAATCAGGGCGGAGAGCCTAAATGCAACACAGTTTGGTATGGACTAAGCAGCGAGGGTAAGTTTGTCCCTCAGAAAGCGTGGGCATAATGGGTCACTTAGAGTTCTATAACGAGACAACAGGGGAATGGACTAACTTGGAGGACGTGCCTATGTTTGACACAATTAACTGTCAATTATGCAATGAGCCAACAGAAGCTCATGACATTGTTGCAGAGATTAAGTTCAAAGATGATCAGCCTATTGTCGGCACATGGCAGTGCAGAAAGTGCAAAGCCGTTAATGGATGAAAGCATGATCAAATGCTCACGATGCGAGAATCCAACTCCTGAATCGGAGTTAATGGAAGTCTTCGCATGGTGGGTTTGTGGAATCTGTTATGACGATCTGTAATGGCTAGTCAAGCAAGGAAGCACAGAGGTTTCCGAACAGAGCGCGTGGTTGCACAGTACCTATCGACTGTGTGGTCAGGTGCTACTGTCGGAAGGGGTAGTGGCAAGGATATTGTGAATGTGCCGTTTGATGTTGAAGTAAAAGCCAGGGCAGGCTTTCAACCTCTAGCGTATCTAAAGCAATTAAAGGCTCGGACATCTTCTTCTGGGGAATTAGGTTTTGGAGTCATACGGCTAAACGGACAAGGAGAAGATGCAAGTGAGTATGCCTGCATTATCCGACTAGCTGATCTATTGCCACTACTCCAACTTAAATACGGTCACTTAGACAAAGAACCTACAGAGGCAGACATAGACCGGTGTTCTGAATGTGGGTCATACATGATCAGGAGATGCTTAACTTGCCAGCCTACGACTACAGATGCCTCACATGCAATCTATCTCAAGAAGTCACTCATGGATTCGACAGTAGACCAGTAGTGCCATGTCAGTTATGCAATGCGCCTATGGTCAAGGGATTTACAGCTTCAGCAATTCACTTCAAGGGCAAAGGCTTCTACTCAACTGATAAATAGTTATCCACAGAAATTATCCACAGGAGGTCTCAATGAAGCGACACACCGCTCTGACCAGCACTTATGCAAATGAACTTGACAACGATGGTACGCTAACGGCGCAGAGCCCTTCAGGGGCTCACCGCGACCCGCTGAGGCGGGTAGGTCGCGGGGTGCTAGTAGCTATTGGGATATCTCTATGCTTCATCCCTGAAGCAGGAGGCTCTATACCAGTGCAATATGTAACACACAAAGAATATGCATTACATCTATTAGGCTACAACTATAAAGAGTTTAGATGTTTAGACAAGCTCTATACTAAGGAAAGTAATTGGCGTGAGGATGCGCGTAACGGATCGCACCATGGTATTCCTCAAGGTAGAAGTAAGTGGCTATCCACAGTAAATGGATATAAGCAGGTAGTATGGGGCTTGAACTATATAGGTCATAGGTATGGTGAGCCATGCATAGCCTTAGATCATTGGAGTAAATACGGATGGCATTAGATAAGTTAAACAGCCGTAGATACAGAGTGCATAAGGAACGTGTGTTCATGCGTGATGGTAGGCAGTGCCGCTACTGTGGCTCAGATGAGGAGCCATTGCATATAGACCACATCATCCCACGCAAACGTGGGGGCACCCATGAATTAGAGAACCTACAAGTCCTCTGCAAAAACTGTAACCTACGTAAATCATCGAAGGAAGAAGGGGTTTTTTTAGCACAAGCGGCTACCCCCCCTGTCTTTTCAACCTATCCGTCCCCGATGCAGTCCGAACCGATGCTGGACAGTCCGTTTAAGACCCGACC